ACCAACAGCCGTAGGACACCAAGCTTCTTCTTGCCAAAGTCCTGATGGTCTTGTATATTGACTGAAAGACCATAATGGTGTCAAATACCCTTCTTGATTTAATTGAGCATCAACCGCACTTTGAAATGCGGTTGGACCAGGTCCAGTTGCTTCACCACCTTCATTACAATTACACAAATCACAATCAGGATAAGATAAATTTGGTAATCTTAAATTTGCAATTCGCCTCCAAAGTGAACCAAATGTTATAACAAATAATAATCCCGCCAATAAATGCGAAACTATTAATAATATATATAATATTGGTCTGGCAATATATAACAAAATAATAAATAACAGATATTGTGAATCAAATCTGTAAGAAGCGTCATTAGTTGGGAATTTAACATTCTCACTTTCACAAACATCATCCAATATGTTTTTAATTGATATTGTCCTATTCGGTAAATAACCTCTTTTATACTGATCAATTAATTGTGTTACTGTATAAACTTTATTAAATGACATTAAATAAAAGTAGTCCTCACAATCTATAGCCGCTTTAGGGTCCACATATTCATCCCAATCAAGACTAAACGCATATGATTTATAAACATTTGGATTTGATACTCCAGGATCACCACCGTTAGATGTCCAACCATATTCTCTAATATTTGGAACTAAGAAATATGCTCTTTTAATTGGTTCAGATAACTTAGGTGATTGATTCCATTTAATTTTGAATCTATATTTTCCTCTTGTTGGAATACCAACGGTTGGGTCATTCGATAATAATCTCTCACCAAATTCATTAGTGAAAACATAATCTAAATTCATCGGTATATCAATTAACCATGTACCATTATCATCAATAACTTGTCCTCCTGAATCTAAATCAAATACTTCTAATATTGGTCTACCTTGGTTATCTTGTTGTATTGTTTGTCTAATTGCTAAAATTTCACCAGGTCCTGTTACTAAACTACACAATTCACCTTGTTTTGGTTTAATTTTACAATTATTCTTTTGGGATTGTTCATCACCCGATGAAATAATCGAACCCATAAATATTGCTGTTGGTGTGATGTTTATATTCGATTCCTCTGTTATATCAAAGTCAGTTCTTGTAATACCAATACTACATACATCAGTTTCACCCCAAAATGGATCTACATTGATTATCCTATTAAAAGATAATATTTGAGGTAAAGTTCCTAAATTTGGTGATGATTTAAATCTGGAACCGGCAACTTGGGATTCAGTTGATCTACCAGATCTAATCAAATCTTGTGGTGATAATGAAAATTCACCCATATCCGATAAATCTATGTCAACATGAATTGTTTGTGAACCAAGAGGAACACCAAATATCATATAGTCACCACTATCATTAGTTTGAGTTGTAAACTTATAATATTTGTCATAAACTTCAATCACATTCGTATCAATCAAAACATCCTCTCTGTCAGGAAAACTACCTGTAGGAACGTGAGCACTATATGATTTAGTATATGGTAATAAGTTATATCGATATCCATCCTCATTAACTTCAGATAATGACTTATAAGGATATAACGTTGATATTATAGGATTTTCTTCATCTTCACTTGAAAGCGGGATAAAAAGTGAAACCTTACAGTTTGGTAAACCAAAACCATTATTCGCTGTTATTCTACCAACAATAACTCCATAATCAGAACATTGTCTGTTATAAATTTGGTTTGATAGAATTTTAAGTGAAAGGATTTCTAACTGTTCAAAATCTTGATCTAACAGTAGTTTAATCGATTTATCAACCCCAACTTGGGTTCTTATTCTATATGAATTGGACATTAATTTATCTTTTTAAATAAATACTTTATTTGACTTTTTCAAAAGATAAATCAAATGTGAGGGAAATAAATTATTAGGAGAAGTTAACTGTGGATAAATTCTTAACCCTAACATTAATATCCTTAGCTGAAAATCTTACTTGATAAGTTTGACTAGGCTCAGCAAATATTGTATCATCAACTAATTCAATTTGTTTGGTATCACTATCCAAATATCTTTGTGATGTTTGAGATGATGAATATTGTCCCCCAATCTTATTAAACACTTGAATATCCGAAACAGATATTATTCCATTCTGTGACTGAATAATTCTTCTTATCTCTGAAACATTTACGTTTTGTCCCATCTCTCTAGCTTTTGGACTCATATATGAGCTTATACTATCAACAATTTGAGCGACAACAGCACCTTGGTTCTGACTGTTATCTAAAACAACATCAATATTAAATGACAAATCAATTACATTAGCCGATTCAATCGATATATAATCATTTAACATTCTATAATTAGATAGATAATTTGCAATATTACTTTTAAGTGTATTTGAGGTAATTTCAGTCAAATTACCAGATTCATCATAAGAGAGAATCTTAATCTTTATCTTATTATTTTCCTCAGTAATTGATACTTTTGCAGGAGCCCCGAATTGAGACGGCATTGTTCTAATTATTGATTCATAATCATTTATTGTTACAGCTCTGTTTTGTGCCGCAAAGTTAAAGGACACTAAGTTACGGACTTCTTCTGTTGTTGGATTTGCCGCCCCACCGATTGCTGCGGTAACATTATTACAAGATAATGAATTAACAACACTTGTGTTGACTGAGTCTGAAGGACCATTAACAAAGAAAGATACTGTCCCAATTTGACTTATAACATTAACCCCTAAATTACTCGAAGTTCCTCCACCAATTCTATATTGGATGAAAAGTGTACTATTTGCTTTCAAAGTACTTCCTAAAGCAAAATTATTTGAATATTTATACAAATCTAATTGAAACCCATTTCTTGCAAATTCTCTAAGTTGTTCATCAGCTGATTGACTACCACCACCAAATGTCATTTTTAAGAAACCTTCAGGTGTGTATTCGGTTATAAACTTATTAGATGTTGTAATGTATTTACCAACTTTTATGCCAGGATTATCCGAAACTTTGGTAGGATCTTCAATGAATACCCTTTCTTCAGCAAGTGCTTTAACTTCATACCATCTATTATCAAGTCCCAAAAATTCTTGTACAGAGGGAACATTAGCATATTGTGTACCATCCTTCAATAATACACTAGTTACACCTAATACGTTCCTTTCAGGTAAAAATAATTCAAAGAAAGGCTTAACATCATTTGGTGTTACAACTCTTTTGAATACCTTTGTAATACCATTAACTACAGTTTCTCTTTTAACGATTGTGTAATTTAACAATCTATTGTTTGAATCAAAATTTGGAATTTTTAATCGGTTTGGGAATCCTTCAGCATTAACCGCTGAGGCGAAATCTATATCATAAACAGTCTCAAATACTTGTCCAGCTCCATTAATCTGAGCACCCCTTCTAAGTATACCACAATATCTTAGATCTTCTCTATCTCCAAATGCCGGAACCGTAATTGAAAAATCAACAAGGGCGACTGAAGGTCGTTGTCCTGGTATTTTTAATCCGTAGGTTCTTGCAATGTTATATATTGATGCTCTTTGTTGCGCAAACTGTAAAACAGTTTCTTGAACACTTCTATCAATATTAAACTGTAAGTTGTCTGAAATCGCAGCATTCAAATCCAACAACGCAGAAAATACAGATGCGTCATTGAAATTATCAATTAAATCAGGATAATATGTTCGAGTAAAATTTATTAATTCAGTCCTGATTGACTGAAAATCTCTAGTTGTGTAAGATATTTTTTTATTCGCCATATTATTAAATATTAATAATTATAAAATCACTTGAGTTGAACGCAGTGTCTGTTACCAAGTAATCAATTTTAATTTTTGCGGTGTGTTCCGCTTGACTTATACCCGGTACAGTAAAAACCCTTTCATTGTTATCGTTTATGTAAGTTCCTTTATCCTCTTCACCTTCGGATGCCGGTGCAATACTTATATTCGTGACTGTAATACCTGGTAAGTATTCATTTACAGAATCCCTAATTTCAGCTTCCAAGTCCGAAAACGTAGGACCGTCCATAGGTTCAAAAATATATTCATACAATCTAGTTCCAAAATCAGGTAAATAATATCTCGTTCCTTTACGTGTTAATAAAAGATGAATTAGATTACTTCTAATTTCTTCATCTGTAGTTTGTGATAAACTCAGATATTTCCCTTGATACGAATCTCTAAAAGGAAAGTTTATTCCATATGTAAAACCAATACTCATAACAATAAATATATACCTTGATTTTTTTCTATAAATACCATAAAACAAAAAATCACGACATTATGTCGTGATTTAATATTTTAAGATGAACAACCAAAACAATCAAACGGTGAATCTTCTGGTTTTGTCTTTATTGGTTCAACATGAGGTAAGGTTGGTGTTGTTCTAGGTTTATCCATTTTTGATATATCCATCGCCAAATGTTTCGCCCCTGTTGATATTGCCTTAGTTCTCACATAGTAACACAATGTTTTCAATCCTTTCTGCCAAGCGTGGAAATGTGATGAAGTAATCTTTGATAGAGTTGGGTTACCCATATAGATATTCATTGATTGTGATTGATCAATAAAAGGACCTCTATCAGCTGCCATGTCAATCAATTCTTTCTGAGATATTTCCCATATTGTTTTATACTTCTTCATCAAATGTTCAATCCTTTTAACTTTGAAGTTGTATTTTTTATCTTCTGGGTCTAAATAATTGTTGAAGTTTATATTTTGAATTGAACCCTCATTTAAAATGATTTCATTTTTCAAATCTTCACCCCAAATTCCAAGTTTCTCAAAGTCAGCAATTAGATATTTGTTTACAATCATAATCTCACCACCCACTACTCTTCTATTAAAGATTGCTGAATGTGCTGGTTCAGTCATTTCATAAGAACCTGTTATCTTAGCAGAACTTGCAACTGGCATCTGTGCTGTAAATAATGAATTACATACACCATAATTTTTAACATTTTCTTTCAAATCATTCCAATTCCATCTTCCTGATAAATCAGATTCAGTTAATCCCCACATATCAAATTGGAATATACCTTTTGACATTGGTGAACCTTTAAAATATTCATACCTTTGATATTCTTCATCATAAGCCAATTTATTACTCTCACTAATTGCTGCGTAATAAATTGTTTCAAATATTTCTTTGTTCAATTTCTTAGCTTCTTCTGATGTAAACTCATAATCCATTAGATAGAATACATCAGCTAAACCTTGAGTTCCTATGGCGATTGCTCTTTGTTCTCTACCACCTTTTTCACCCTTATTCGTTGAATAATTGTTTATATCAACAACTTTGTTCAATGCTCTCACTACTTTACAAGTTTCGTTATAAAGTTCCTCAAAATCAAATTGTGCATCGTGTACGAAGTTCTTTAATACCATTGAAGATAGGGTACAGATTGCTGTAGTTTTTTCATCAGTATATTGATAAATCTCATTACAAAGATTTGATTGTTTAATAACCCCAATGTTTTGATGATTTGTCTTTTTATTAGCACTATCTTTTGAACATAAGTATGGAACACCAGTCTCAATCTGAGATTCAATAACTTTTGTCCACACATCTTGAGCCTTAATCTTTTTACCCAATCCCATACGTATAGCCTCATTATAAACATTCTCATATTCATCACCATAAACATCTTGTAATGCGGGTAATCCAGCTTTTTTGATGTCATTAGGACAGAATAAATACCAATCACCATTTTCTCTTACGGCTCTCATAAAGTTATCAGGAATCCACAATGCCGTAAACAAATCTCTTGCTCTTAATTCTTCAGCACCTGTGTTCTTTTTGATTTCCAATAAATCAATGATGTCTTTATGCCAAGGTTCAAGATAAATTGCGGCAGAACCAGGTCTTCTACCTTGTTGATTAAAGAATCTTAATGACTCGTTAACAATCTTTAGATATTTTAATAATCCGCCAGCGAAACCACCTGATGTACTTAATCTACTTTCTTTACTTCTAATATTTGACATACAAAGTCCAATACCCGCAGCATCAGCCGAATAAGTGGAAATATCAGTCATTGTATTCAATAATCCTTCTCTTGAATCCGCATCATTATAATGTAATACACAAGATGCCAATTGAGGTATCTTTGTACCAGAATTAATCATAATTGGTGTTGCTGGAGAAATAAGTTGGTTTGATAATGACTTGTAGTATTCAACAGCTTCTTCAAATGATTTTGTAACCCATAGAGCAACCCTCATATACATATGTTGGGGTCTTTCAATAGTCACACCTTCTGGTGTTTTAAGGAGATACATTTCATATAATGACCTCCAAGCAAAATAATCAAAGTTATAATCATTATCGTGATTGATTATACTATCAATATTAGAAGCACCATAACTTTCAATGGTTTTCACTAATGTCTCATTAACAATCCCATCAACGTGTAAAGTGTGCATTGTATTTGAGAAACTTGGGTCAGTTTCTTTATGATATGATGATATAGCAACAGAGGAAGCCAATCTCGAATAATCGTGATGACTTCCAGTATATGATGCGGCAATTTCATAAATCAACTTATCAAGCTGTTTGGTTGAAATTACCCCCTCAGTTGGTACTGAGGTGATAACTTTAATGAATATTTGATCAGAATTAACATTTAAGTTTTTACTTGCTCGTTTAATTCTTGTTTGTATTTTTGTGGGGTTAAAGGATACAACCTCCCCATCTCTTTTTTGAATTCTTAATGACATAATTAATTTTTAAAAATCGTCTGTGAATGAAATAGTTTCGTTAAGTTTTGCCTTTTGATACTCCATAGTTCTGGATTCGAAGAAGTTACCTTTGGTTTCAATTGCAATTTGTTCCATGAATTTGAAGGGTTGTTCAACATTAAATTGTTTACTACATCCAAATTTAACCAACAAACCATCAACAACAAATTCCAAATATTGTTTCATTAAATTGGAATTCATTCCGATTAATGATACTGGTAGTGATTCTGTGATAAACTCTTTTTCAATTTCCAAAGCTGACAATAATATTTCCTTTATTCTTTTTTCACTTGGTTTGTTCTCAACGTGATTGTTTAACAAGTGAATTGCGAAATCACAATGTAGGTTTTCATCTTTGAAAATCAATGAATTAGCATTACAAAGACCTTGCATAACCCCCCTTGATTTC